GTAGAGGGAGAGAGCAATGATTAACCATTACTACATAGTATCGCCTAATGGCGAGCAGGTATGGGCAGGACGAGATGAGTGGAGAGCAATGGAGCGCTATCGTGACGCTCCCTTAGACTCTCAATTATTTGCCACCTTATGGACTGGCGAGGATGATGACGCCCACCTAGTAGGGCAACCAATAAATATAACACACTTAATAAATCAAGCAATCATAAGCGGAAAAGGGGAATAAATGAGCTACTTAATAGGGATCATAGTGGTATTAGTGATAGCCTACCTACTTATTGTGGGAGAGGATAAGTTAAATGACCGTTGAGCGAAGGATCGAGAGCGCACTAAAGCAAGCAGTTCATTACCGCAACTACCGTAGAGCGAGAGAGAGGGCGCTAGCGAAGCTCTCTCATTTATACCCCGACACATACAAGCAACTGCTTGGGATTGAGAAGGCAATAGATGAGCAAGAGGGCAAGAGTTGGATTGATATTACTGGCGCTACTCGTGTGGCTCTTAGTACCAGCACACCGGACTGGCATACTACCGCTACCACCAAAGCCGGTGCTAGCGCAAGCAACGATGGAGGAGAAGCGTGAAAACATACGTGTATCGAAGCGTTACGCTTACCTCATACACGGGTGGGGGAGAGAGCAGCAAGCCTGTCTTGTCACCCTTTGGTCCCGTGAGAGCAGGTTCGACCACAAAGCGAACAATCCCAGATCTAGTGCTTTCGGAATTGCTCAGCTACTTAGAGAAAGAAAGCAAGATCCTAGAGAGCAAATTATCAGTGGCCTTAAATACATTGAGCACCGATATAGCACCCCGTGTAACGCGCTTAGTTTCCACGAACGTAAGTACTGGTACTAAATTGTGAGAGTGTTATTAGCGTGCGAGGAAAGCCAAGCTGTCACTAAAGAGTTTAGAGATAGAGGGCACGAAGCCTATTCGTGCGACATCTTACCTTCATCAGGCAGCTTGCCTGAATACCACTTGCAACAAGATGTAATCCCTTTACTAAAGCAGGATTGGGATTTGATTATTGCCTTCCCACCTTGCACCCATTTAGCTAGCTCCGGCGCTGCTTGGTTTGAGCAAAAACGTAAAGATGGTAGGCAACAAGAAGGTATAGATTTCTTTACGCTCTTTACTAATTTGAGTGCACCTAAAGTGGTAATAGAAAACCCAGTAGGTATTATGAGTAGGCTATATCGTAAACCAGATCAGATTATTCAACCTTGGTGGTTTGGTGATCCATTTGAAAAGCGCACCTGCTTATGGTTAAAAGGTGTAGAACCTTTGGTAGCAACCAATGAAGTGAAACCAGCACCTAGATCTGAGTACGCTAGCGGGAGAACAATGCCCACTTGGTACGCAGACGCTTGGAAACTACCACCAGCTGAAAGATCTAAAGCTAGATCAAAGACTTTCCCTGGTATTGCTAAAGCTATGGCTGAACAATGGGGATAAGTATGTTACAATAAAGCATTGAACGCTCTCTCGTTCATACCGACAAGGCCCTACCTATGACGCAAGGTGGGGCTTTGTCATTTCTTGTAGTCGGTAGAGTAGAAGCCGGCACCGTTGAAGGTGACAGGGGGCGATGACCAGACACGGCTCATAGTTGTATGACAATCAAAGCACATAGGATCACTAGCTTCGGCGTGAATAGAACGCTCAATAGTTAGTTGGCTATTACACTTATCGCACTTGTAATCGTAGTTCACAGCTGTACCGCTTCCTCAATCGGGAGATAACCTACTAACTTATCAATCTTCTTATTGCGAGCAAACTCAGTAGTCGCTGGCATACGGTGAGTAAACCACTCAGGTTCCGGTACATCCATCAGATCAAAAGAAAAGACACCCTTGGGTGTCGAGTTAATATAGAACGGGATTAGATCTCGCTCAGCAGCTTGCGTTATTAACTTACGGTACTTCATCTCCTCGATCAGCAACGTATCGTAGTGAGTATGACGGCACTTTAGTTCTATGTAGTGACCAGCGTGTGCTGATATACAATCAAATGAATCATAGATACCAACAGACTTCTCTAAGTCTGGGTATAGGTTTACTTTAAGGTAATCAAATAACTCTATCTCTTTCAAGACAACCTGCTTTCTGCTATTAAGCAGTAGTCTTTGCTTATTTCGCTACCAATATAATTCCTACCAAGTGAACGAGCTGCCAAGGCTGTTGTACCAGATCCAATGAATGGATCATAAACTAAATCACCTTCATTACTCCAAGAAGTAATATGATCTGCAACCAAAGACTCTGGGAATACAGCTGGGTGATCGGTTTCATTCTTAGCAACAGCACATTCCCAGATGTTATCCTTGTACCGTTCACTGTTAATGTTAAATGTTTTTTTAACTCTGACCTTACCAGTAGTCTTTAACTTGGCAGTGTAGTCATAGAGTTCACCGGCTCTTTTATTTGGCTGAGTTAAAGGATTAAAAGTTTTAGGCTGCCCCTTGGAAAAGATAAACATATATTCAAAGACATCAAAGTAACGCTTATGTTTGAACTTTGGCATAGGGTTTGCCTTGCGCCAGATCATAGTATCGTGCAGGTTAAAGCCTGCTTCTTTGAAACCTAGTGCTTGCCGAAAAGAAGTACCAGATTCACTGCCGTTAATAGTTGAATCACCAACTATCCAAACAACCACTCCACCTTGTTTGGTTATTCGATGGAGTTCAAAAGCAACAGCTTCAAAATTAAATGAGTATCCGTTATAGATTCTTAGCCCATCATACGGTGGTGAGGTAACAGTAAGGTCTATGAAATTATCTGGCATCTCTTTCATAGTTTCTAAACAATCTTCATTGTAAATTATGTTCACTGGAAGGGACTCACCCCTCCTAATAGATCCTGTAGCCGGCGCATAGCGCCATCAATCCTGCGATCAGCGGTAGACACTGAGCACTGATAGTGGTTGGCTATCTGCTGTAGCGTGAAGCTATCTAAATATCTAATACGCAATAGGATCTTATCCTCGGCTTCGAGTTTATTGTAGCCAATCTTAATATCTATTAGGTTAGCAAGTAGGTTGCCACCTTCAGATGGACTAGAGGATCCGCGTGGTTGCCCATCTTGAATCATATCTTGGATCTGTTCTAGCACTGTGCCATCTACAACTGAGGCAATAACATACGGCAACAACTGACCTAGCGTGTAGCCTTGGTAGTAAGCCTCATCAGTTATCTGATAGCCAGACTTAGTAGCTTTCTCGCGACGTGAGTAGCGTTCAGCAGCACGTCTCATCTGCCACGCTATGCGTGACTCAGCGTGCTTACGCTTATCAGGATCAGTTGCTTCTAGTAACTGTTCAGCTATCCAACTGTGGCGCGTTAGCGCCCACGATAGACACTCTTGTACTACATCCTCACGTTCGACGTAAGCCTTGTACCTACTGTGAATAGCACGAGCAACGCCAGGTGCTATGTCATAGATAACTGGATCAACACCGGTCACTCAGGCCACTTACCGTCCAGTACTAGCAAAGCAATAGCGCTGTAGTTTAATAGATCAATGAAACTATCGCGTAGCGATTCGTTCTCAGGTGTAGCACCGCTATCTATCAGGTGATTGATGCGTGCTGTCTTATCCCACATACGCACACGCAAACCATTCAGTGGCCCACCTGGTGCGCCAGCTATATTGCTTGGGCCATAATCCCTATGCTTCTTTAGTAACAGGTTGCCAGCACCATCTAGCACATCCCACATCGCTGCTATGAACGCGTCGGTATTGGCCTTATCAATATAGTCTCGCTCGCTCTGTCCGAGTGCAGGATCTGCAAGCCCATAGTAAGCATAGTCTGTAGCAATCTTTCCCAGTCTTGATCCGTCATTCACTGGACTCTCCTATCAGTAGTTTACGAGTGGCGCTAGCGCCGTAGGCTAGGTAGTAATCGTTAATGTCCATATTAGGTGGAAGTGTAACAATAGTAGAGTTCATCACCTCGTTAGCCACGCGCTTAGAAAACTCCGCACCTGGGTTTGACCCATCTTCTTTAACATCATTATCACCAACAACATATACAGTTTCATAGCCACCGAATAGCTTTGGGAAGTGTGGCTTCCAAGCAGCTACTCCTGGTACACCAACTGCTGGTATATCTAGTACGCCTGAGACTATGACGGTATCGAGTTCACCTTCGCATACAACTATGTATGGTTTCATAATAGTTATATCCGATACGTTATACAGGTGAGCCTTCTGTCCGGTAGGACTACCGTACTTAGGCTTGCCTTCATCTACTCTGCGGAACTTAAACCCAACGCAAGAACCACTAGCAGTAATATAAGGAATGGAAATCCAACCCTCATACATCTCGTGACCATTGATCGGATCGGTGATAGTACCGAGTTGATACTTAGCCGCAACAACTTCAGAGATCCCACGTGCGTCTAGTACGGCCAGCGCCTCTGGACTTATTGCCTGAGCGTATCGCTGCGCCGCTTCCAGTAGCAATTTCGATTGCACGTTTAAGGCCATCGTTGAACTCCAAGTTCTCTAGTATGCAGACTAAGTTCACTGCGTTGCCACCCTTACCGCAGGTGTGACAGAAATATAAATTGTCATAGGTATTCATCACAGCTGACCTGCGACTGTCATTATGTAAGCAGCACCTAACTGATACCGACTTACCTTCTCTTACTTCACCACCAAAGCTGGCAACAATAGCCCCTATGGGGATTGTATTTGCATCAACGGAACCTTTGAATCCTTTGTTCTTACGTACCCTGGACCAGTCTTGTGCTGACATACGCACCCTTTCATATCGCACTTCTCGTGCTTATGTGCGGCACGCTTTAGGTGGCCTAACTTATTCTCAGCACCGGCTTGGATACAGTTAGAGCAAATCATACTTGCTCCAGATCGAAGTCATCATCCTCATAATAATAATTAATCCAACCAGAGTCTTTCTTGTAATAATCCCAAGAATACTCACGACCAAATAAGGTTAGATTAAAAGAAAAGTCAGCTTCATTATCTATTAACCAACCTACATTAAAGTAATCTCTAAGTCTTAAAAACTTAGAAGTTCTATACTTAATCTTCATCGGTAACCTCTGGTAGATATTCTTCTACTGCTTCTTCTGCATCAGCTTCAGCGATTGCTTCATCTAATACTGGTACGACTTCTTGTACAGGATCTACTGGGCCTTCTGATGTGCTGATTACTCCTTGTGGTACTGGCATTATTCCTTCTCCTTTATCCATTGTTTAAGATCTTGGATTACCCAAGCGTTCTCTATGCCTGAGTTGCGACGCTTAACTATTACATAGTGCAGCGGTACTTCCCCTTTACCGCGAGCCTTAGCATAGTTAAGCGCCTCAACCTCAGCTTCTCTCCAGAACTCCGGCAGTGATAATGTACCTCGGTTCTTGAGTTCAAGGATGAAAGTTTCTCCCGCTATTACAGCGACCAAATCACCCTCGTCTTTGGCGCCAGCCTTTGTCAGACGTTCGGCGCTTACGCCTTTATCGCGTAACCACTTCATAACATCTGTCTCAAACTTGGCACCTTTGCGCCCATTAGGGTTAGCCATCTAGCTTAACCTTATTGACCGCAAATACTTGTTGTCCTTCTTCTTCATCTACACGGACAATGCCTGCCTGAATTAACAAGGAAGCAAAAGCCATAAAGTCTTTCTCTAATTTAGCAATACGATTCTTAACATAAGCCATCTCAGTCTTGGACAATGTAACTCCCTTGGTAACCAACCATTGCATCTCGTCTTAACATCCTACCAAATTGGTCTTCATCACTAATCTGGCACGCCGCATAGTTTACTAGAAGCTGTGCGTAATTAGACGCATCAGCTGTGTGTGGTCCAAAGCGATTCTTTACAGCAGCCACCTTCAGTGTTGCCTGTCCTGGGTCATACCCCAGAGTCAAGATCAACGCCGGTAGTTGGCTCACCTTGCCGTGAATAGCCCGACGATGTGGTGGATTAGTCGGACTTCCATACTCGCTCTGTTCCGATACGTGGTGCAGTACCAGTACGCACGCTTCTGTCTTGCGTGCCATATCGTGCAACTCCATCATAATTGCACGTAGTCCTGCCCATTCATTGTCAGTCTCTGCTGTTACGTTCATTAGGTTATCTATTACGATCAGCTCTGGAGCTTGTCCGTATAGTTCAACGTATGCTCGTATCTCTAATTCAAGATCATCAATAGATGGTGATGAATCAAAGACCCACTTGATGTGGCTTAACTTCTCAAAGCGTGAGTCGTAGTAGTGACTATCCTTTGCTAAGTTACCTTCAACAGAGATCTGTGAGTGACCGCTGACGTGGGCTGCTGCCCTCATCATTACGGTTGTTGTGTCAGTATCAGCTGAGAAGAAAAGCGTAGGCACCTTTGCCTTGATTGCATAAACCAATGCAAACATTGACTTACCAGCATTAGGTGCTGCTGCAACCATACATACTTGCCCACGCCTGAACTTAATCTCTTTGGCCGCAAGGCCTGCCCATACATCCGGTAGTGGAGTAGCTCTAGTGAGCACACCACCCCAAGCACGGGAAAGATCAAGCACGTCTATCTCCTTCAAGGAATATATTCTGTTGTCTGCGGATTGCTTTACGATCCTTCGGTGAAAGACCGCCCCACATACCCCAGGCTTCTTTCCTTAAACCCCATTCGGCGCACTCGACTTTATGGATACATCTATTACATATTGACTTAGCAAAGTTGTAATCATTGATTACCTTTAACTCGTTATCGTCAACATCTTTTTCTGCAAACCAAAAATCACCACCGACTTCGGCACAACTGGGAGCTTCATAATCTTTTGGCTCCCGCATTTGTTATCTAATCCAGATAGTGTCGCACTTATCAAGTGCGCCCTTCGGTGTTGGACACATCCAACCCTGCCAAGGACCCTTCGCTGATACGCCTGTCTTATATGTCATAGCGCCGTGCTTACAAGAGTTACCGGCACCTGCTGGTGCTGCTGCTACTGGTGCTGTTGTTTCTTTGAACTGTGCTGCGATAGCAGATACAGCAGGAGATACAGCAGCTGGTGCTACTGATCCTTGTGATAGTTCTTTACCAGTAGTAATAATGTTCAGTGCGTTCATTGCAATATCAGCAAGTCCT